CTCAAAGAATCTTTGATATATCCAATGCTCCTTAGTTGTAGGGTTAAGGATTAATATAATTCTGTTTTGGTTTTTAGTTTCTCTTATTGTAAGGTCTATCTTATCAAACGTACCCTCGTCTGTCAATTCCTCTGCCTCATCTAATACCCAAGTTGTAACACCTGTAATAGATTTTAGGTTTGCTGTCTGATCTCCTGATGAGGTTTTAATTCCTTTAAATACTATCTTGCTTCCTGATTTAAGATTAATGATCTCATCTTTAGTTATGTGAAAGTCATCAAACTTATCTAATAGTTCTATCTTCTCTATAAATTCAGGTATGATAGAAACATAAGCTGAGGTTAATGTATAACGTGTGAATAGTATTGTGTGGTTTGCTTCGTATGTTAGTAGTACAAGCATAAGGTTTACTGAGAATGATTTACCTGATGCTCTACCTCCTGTGATTATGTAATACCTTGTGTCGTTACCTAACTTTTGGTATTTAGGGTTTATGTCTATCACTTAAATCTTATTAAGTCTTTAAAGCTAATGTTAAGACCCTCTGATGAGTTTATGTCTATCTTTTCTTTTGGCTTTCCGTATCTATAGTTGAAGTAGATTTGTATTGCTCGTATGTCGCCCTTTGCTATTAGTTCTCCTAATTTCTTTAATGCTATGTCGTTGTCAATAACATTATCTAACTTCTCAACTAACTTAAGCTCATCGGCTTTAGGTTTTCTACCTGCTCCTAATCTTCTACCTCCTCTGTTCTCTAATTTGTACATTTTGAAAAACTTTGATTATTCAAATATATAACGTTAATCTTCTTCTTTTTTGTCAAGCTGTTGTTTTATTGCCTCAACACTCATATAGATTTGGCTTACTATATTCTCTAATCTTTTTATTCTTTGTATTTGTGTAAACTTCTTTTGCTTCATTCTGTTCCTGCTATTATATGATCTTTTGTATCGTTAATTTTTTGAGGTAAACTATCTACTATTTTTAAAACCTTTTTTAAGTCTTTTTCAAGTGTATGATCTATTATGTGATTTATCAAAGCTTTTTGTAGTTTAGATTTGTCTTTTAACTTTAGCAGTGTTAAGTCAAAGTATTTATCAAGCAATGGATTATACCTTCTATGCATTTCATAAGCTTTTAAACTATATATAGCTGTTGCGTGGTCGTATGATTTACCGTTTTTTTTATAAAAATCTTTTATTTCTTTAAACTTCATACCGCAGTGGTGTCTTAACATAAATGTAAGTAATGATCTTATCTCTATATTTTTTCTTTTTCGAGTATTTTCAAATGGATCTATACTTGATATTTCTTTAATATAATTTGCTATTTGTATCGCTTCTGTCATAATGTTCCTTTAATTATATATTCATTTAATTGTTGATCTTGTTTTACAAAGTAAGTTTCATAAACTCTTAACGCGTATTCTACTTTATCTTTGCCTGAATTATAAAACTCTTCACTCACGTCGTAATATCCTAAATCGCCTGAGCTTTTATCAATAACAAAGAAAAAGAATTTATTGTAAGGTACTTTAAATATTGAACAATATAAATATACTTGTACATCGTAATTATACTTACGCGCGCTATATGGAAATGCTTTTAAATCTGAACAAGTTTTCAAATCAGCAACGTAATCTGCCCCAAGTATATCAGCTTTAGCTCTAAAAGGATAACCATTTACTATATCAAAACCGGGTTGCTCTAATGCTGCACCATAAGTTAACTGTTGCCATATATCATTTTGTAGTAAAGCATCTACAGAGTACATTGCTTTGTCATATTCTTTTCTTGTGAAAACAAATTGATTACTTCCTACTTCTTTTACTTTGTCTTTATATTTTTTAGTAACCGCTGATTGTACTTCTACTATGTGGCATAGTGATTCTAATTTATCAGGTTCTAATGCTGCTAAATGTATTAATCTACCTAATTTAAAAGCTGAAGAATCTTTTGAGAAATTTAAACTCCTCGCGTAACTTTTAGGAGAATCTAATAAATACTTTATAGCCGAAGAACTTAAAGCGTATTTACCCAACTCACCATAGTAAAAAGTATCATTATACATCTTACTTAATAACTCACCTTTATCATACAGTTGACCATTTAAAAGCTTTATAGTTTCTTTTCTTTTACTTTTTTTGTATATACTTTTTAACTCTGCTACTGTTATATAGCAAGAATCATTGCCGTGAAAAGAAGGATTTATACAAACATTTAATTGATGGATCTCATCAGGTGATCTAAAAATATACTCATCATCTTTTATTCTAATTGTTACACCGTTTTTAGCCCATTCGCTAAAACCTATTTTTGGTGTTTTAAATGTTATATGTTTCCATGATGGTTTTTTAGATACTATTCTCATATTTAGTTTTTTACAAATGTATTATTAATTATTTTACCTTCTCTATTTTTTATCTCGTTATAAGCTGATTCAATTGCTTCTTCTATTGTGAAACCACTAAAATAACTTAATGAAGTTAACACAACAACTATATCACCTATAGCGTCTTTTATCTCTTCTTTATTATTAGTTAGTATTGCTTCAGCTAATTCACCGGATTCTTCTTGTAATTTTATATATTGTGTTTTAGTGTCACCGTGTTGTAGTATTTTTTTTTGGTCTGCCCATTGGCGTATTAATTCAAACATTGTTATTATTTAAAAAGTTATTATATAAGTGTAAGTTGTGTGCGAAGTGATAATATGTTCCCACCTCTTTATTTATTTTATTTGCTATTAATTCTTGAAGTTTACTAAAACAATACTGATCGTTACAGAAGCCATACCATAAGTCATTAGATCTCATTAATACAGACATGTTTAGTTTGTTGTTTAATATATAAAATTGTATTGCATAAGTGCAAGGAGTATCTTTTGTATAACAACTATGCTCTTTACAATCATATATACTTATCGCGGCGTGTCTTGTGTCATTGTTTTGTTTTAGTTTGTTTACTATATAATCTATTTGGTTTTCACGTTGCCATTGCCAACCATAATTAGAATTAACATTACCTTTTTCATCCGCCATTAATTTCCATATTTTAGGAACTTTACCATACAACTGATCTAATTTATTTATATTACGATCACCTGATAAATACCATTGCCACTCTGCCTCTGCGTAATTATATTTCCAATTACGTTCTTTGTTTTTTATACTATTTTGTAAAGGATTTTTGATTGTAAAACCTACATTAAATAAAGCTTTAGTGTTAGAATATTCTAAACCTTTTGTGTTTATTAGCTTATAATAATGTGTAAACACCTCTTCAGCGTTTTTAAATATTGTTTTCATTATAATCGTTTAATCCTGCTAAATAAGCAATAGCATCTAATAAATTATCTTCTTTATGCTTGTGCATCTGTCTTGATAGCTTTAAAGCCGTCATACAAATATACATGTCTTGTGTTGTTATATTTTTTTTTAATATTGTTGAAGCTATACTTGAAGCGTGATCCATGCTTTCTGAAAAAGGACCGTACATGCGTTTTTTTTCTTCTTTTCTTTTAAACACTATATCATTTGCTTTAAGCAAAATATTATTATTATCCATTTTGATTCGTATTTAGTTTGTAAATAAAATATATAACAGCGTTAGTATTATGCCTAAATAACTAATAGCTGTTGCTTTAATTTTGTTTTCGTATTTTTTCATTTTCTTGTTCTGCTTTTCTTGCTCTTTCTATAGCTCTGTTTTTTTGTAGTCTATAATCTGAAATAGCTTCTTTATATAATCGCGTGTTGTTTGTGTTTTCTTGAAAATAATATGCTAACCTAATAAGACTCTCAGACATTTTTTCTAAGTTTTTTGTTTTCTTTTTATCAATTTGTTTTTTAACTATACTTAATAAAAAGTTAAGGTCTGACCAAATCTCTAAATCTTTAAGGTTGTTTATTTTTCTATCCACAATAATTCTTTGTCCAACATTCAAAAGTTTCGTTCCATACTCTTGGTGTCCAATCAGGATCAATCTCAGATCTCCATTTAAACGAGCCTGTTACTACACAGTCATCTAAGATTACTAACTCATCTATAAGTTGTTTAGTTCTATTTTTTATTTCTTTAATTTCTTGAATATCTTTTTGCATCAAAGATTTTCTTTCTTTAAGCGAGAGTTTATGTTTTAAATGTTTTTCGTCTTTCATAATTATTATTTTTATTTATAAAAGGCATAAATGAGTGCTGCGGTAAAAACCTGAATAGCATTTAGTTTAAAAGCTCCTATACTGTTAATGCTTACCTTTTTTATTATTTATAGCTAATATAATAAACATTTGTTAATAAAAAAAGTTTTTATACTAATTTATTTAAATCTTCTATCCATACTCTATATATAGATCCGTTACAACTGCAAGGTCTTTTAAAAGCATGATTATAATATTTAGCGTGTAAATTACATACAAGATCTATTTGCTCATTATTTAATTCGTGCTGCCTTGGTCGATTAGTAAATTCTAACCATCTTTCTAAGTCTTCTTCTACCATAGCTTCACCTTATCGTCAAGGTTATTTTTTCTATCATTACAACCACAGTCATCTTTTCCTAATCTCTTTGCTACCCAAGTAGCGATACGTTTACCATAACCTAATGTTATTACGTTTATGATTTTTTCTAATAATGTTCCTAATCCCATTCTATATTTTGTTTAATTATATTTTTTACATTTCTATAAGTATTATACAACGAAGCATAAGATATATTTGTTTTTCTTGATAATTCTGCAACTGTTACTCCATTAGACAATATTTCAAAAACTTTGCGATCGTACCAATACACACTATCTAAAACATTATTTAATTCTTGCATTTTTCTTGATACATCTATATCTTTTTTTTTCTCTTCATCATCATCTTCAATTATATATTTATTTAAAGCATCTATATCTACTTTTTTTATTTTTTTATTTTTTCTTAATAAATCTCCGTATAAAGTTTTTAGAGTTTTATACACATAAAAATAATTTATATCATCGCCATAACTTATATCAAGACCATTTTTTATTAATTTATTTATTTTTATATAAGCTTCTTGTACTATGTCTTCAGCTATATTAGGATCACAGCCAAAAGATATCACTGTACTAATCCATACTTTATGTTTTTTAGCTATTTTTTCGAGTGTTGTCAATAGTTAGTTGTTTCTTAGTTCTATATTTAATTAAATTTTTTCCTGCTATTTCAAAACCAACATTGTTTAATATCGACTTAAATAATATCGGTTGCTCATGACTTGTAGGTTTATATCCCAATGACATTTCTTTTACTTTTGCTACAAAAAGTCTTGTATACATCCAAGAATCAGGACTTGCAATATAACGATGTACAATAAGAAAATCATCACATCTATTTCCATTAACCGCACCTCCCTCTGAATCTCCTATAGAAGGTGGTGGCGTCATACCTCCAAACTCATGCGTTGTATTATGTTTTCTTCTTAATGATTCTGTTACTGCATGCGCGCATATCCAAGTAGATATATTATGTTTTTTGCAAAATATACGTATTTCTGTTAAACATTCGTAAGAATATTCATAACCATTTGTATTTCTTAAATCTTTTCTTAATGAATTTATAGGATCTATTAAAAAACCATCATAGTCCCATGCTTCTTTTATTTTTACAGCAAGTTCAAGAAGTTCTTTATAGGTATATTGTCTATTAATATCTACAAATTTAAAATGATTATACACGAATTCTCTTGAATTTTCATAATCTTTTTCTTCTATTTTATTTATTGGCTTACCTTCTATAAATTCAATTAATTTTTTTATAAGCTGCACAGGGTCATTTTCTGAACTAAAAACCAACCATCTAATATTATGTCTAATAGAATAAAGTAACATTAAATAAAATGTAAAATGTGTTTTACCTACATTATTATGGCCAAGAATAAAATTCATATTACCGGCTACAAACCTAAAACATGCGTCTAATTCTTTATGTCCTAATTTAAGAGCTTCAGGAATTTTACCTTTCCTAAAGTCGTTTAATTTATCTATATGTTCTGTATAATTTATAAGCATAAAAAAAGGGGGTCGCTAAACCCCCATATAATTAAAATGGTAAATCATCTTCTCTGTCAGGAGACTGAGCCTCCACTGCAACTTCTTCTTTATACTCTCTAACCCTCCATCCTTGTAATGATGTAAAGTATAATACTTGGTTGTTTGCGTTAGTCCACTCTCTACCTCTCACATTGTAAAACACCTCTACATTGTTTCCTACTCTACAAGCAGGATCATCTAAAAGTCCTACATTGTTTTGTGTAAAATCTAAAGCCACTACTTGTGGGTATTTATCTATTGTTTCTATAATTAGTTTTCTAACTCTAAAGTTTCCTTTTTCTTCTACTTCAGTAATTGTTTTTACTTTTCCTTTAATTGACATTTTGTTCATTTTTATTAGTTTTTAAATATACTTTTTTGGGTGCTCTATTATACTTTATGCTTTTTATAGATTCTCTATCATGTAAACTATCTATGTTTGTTTTGTTTATAATTCGACTCTCTAAATCTATAATTGTATAACCTTGTTTAGCTAACAGTCTAATTGCTTTTAATTGCTCTCTTGCTCTTTCCTGTATTCTAAACGTCTCAAATATTTCATTACTTATTGGCATAACTATTTATTTATAAAGTTTATAAGTAACTGTGCATCTGCTAAAACAGTATGTATATCGCTTTGTGGTCTTGATGCATGAAAATCACAAGCCGCCTTAACCATTGATTGCCTTATAATAAGTTGATCTTTACTTTTAGGACTTGTTTGTTGTTGTGGCTTGTATAAAAGTTTAGCTGTACCATATTGTTGATTTGTAACTTCGTATTCAACTTCTTGACCAACCTGTTTTTTAAAATCTCCTTTTGCAAGAAATAAAAATTTTTGACCATCATCAAACATTACTTCATACTTATTAAAAGTGCCTGAGCTATTTGACCATTCACCTTTTTCTTGAATAAATTTAATTTTTCCTTTTTTCATAATTTAATTGTTTTTGTAATTCATCAATTTTTGCAGTCATAGCTATTACTCTTTGGTAATATAATTCTATTAACTGATCTTTTGGATTCTCCATAAATATTAATTTTTTATAAAGCTACAAAAAATATTTTAAATACAAACTATTGTTAATAAAAAAAAGAGCCTTACGTAAGTAAAGCCCTCTAAAAACAAAAAGGAAAACTATGAATATTGATCTATTAAATCTTTTAAATCTTGATCTGTAAATTTTTTTATTTGTCTTGACATAGTAATAAGTTCGTCAGCTGTACCCTCACCATAAGTCTTATCTATGTATTTACCCATTATATAATTTTGGCCACCATGGAAGCCGTTACAACTTTTACACTGCACATGTACATTTTGAGGGTGCCAACGTGTAGCATAGTGTCTACGGGAAACAAAGTGGCCTGCATCAACTTCTTTATAATGTTTTCTTATACCACAAGTTACACATTGTACTTGATTTTCTTTTTCAAGTCTTGTTCTTATATAGATACTAAATACTCTATCAAGTTTACGTACAAGTCCTTTACGAGATATTTTTCTTGGCATTACTATAAAGTTACAAAAAAAAAGTATAACTTCGCCTATATATAGATTATATATATGTATAATATAAGTATATATTAAACAACCTTCTATGTAATTTATATATATTAATTATATATACCCCTATTTTTTAAATAAACTTGTAGCTTTTTCTGTAGTTCTTCCACCAAAGTAAGCCAACACTACCGCCATCATAACTTTCTCAAAAGTATCATTCCAAGTATCGTTTATGTGGAAAGGGATAGATTCTATACTATCTAAGATACCTGCTAAAGAAAATATAATAATACACCACACTAAAACTAATGGTCTTACGTTTTTACTTAACCAAGAGTCAGACATACTATCTGCTTTCCATCGTGAAGTAATAGATTCTATCTCTTTGTTTTGTTGGTCGTATATTAGCTGTTGTAGCTTGATTTTATCCTCTTGTGGTGCATCAGCCTTAGTTATTTCTGCAATCGCTTCCTGTGGGCTTGTAACACCCTTTAAAACGTTTCCTAATGTAGGGTTTATCATACTCGCTGCACCAAGCAATACTTTACCTACTGTACTATCTTTAAATTTCTTACTCATAATA